GCCCTCGGCAGGATCGTATTTCACCCGCTCGCCATAGATGGCATCCGTCTCTTTGCAGACCGAAACGAAATAGCACCGGTCCAGCTTTGAGAGGTGCATTCCGATCTGGCACTGCGCCCAATAGACTGGCTGCGCTTTTTGTAGCCCCAGGTTTTGCAGCGCCTTAAAGTTCTTGGTGTTCATCGTTTTGAACTCCAACGTATGCGGCACGCTGCTTTCGGGAAACCCCTCGCCAACACCATCAAGGCTCAGGGCAAAGTGACCGCCGAAAGCATGAAACGCCACCTGCCGACCTGTCTCAGGGTCTCGGTCCCAGACTGTCACTCCAATATCGCGCAGGTTCCGCACGATGCGATCTTCTTCGCGGTCACCTGTCTCGAACAGCCGCAGCATTCGGCCTTCAAACTTGGGCGTCCATGCCCACCGGAATTGATACCAAAGCGCGCGCTCGCATTCCCTGCCGATCTGGCTCCCCCCCAGATGCGGACGATGCTCGCTTTTTCGCCGCGCCTCGTATGTTTTGAAAATACGCCTGATCGTCTCGGGCGTCGTGTGTTGCTCCAAATTCATTCAATCACCTCCATTCACTCAGTGATGGGGCGGCGTACCGCCCCACTGCTAAGTCAACGCTTCCAAGGTGGCGTGGATGCCCCCGCAGCAGCCGCAGGCGCGCCAACAGAAGCCGCAGGAGCCGCAGCCCCGCCGCTGCATGGCTCGTACCCCTTGACCTCATTGGATGGCCCATACTGGCCCTCTCCGGGCTTCACAGCCACCTTCGCCATGATCGGCTTATTCAGCAGGTCAGAACTGTGGCGAGGCGTCATAACACCAACACCTCGGCAGATGGCCGACAAGGTGCGCTGGGCAATCTCAACAGCCGTGCTGTTCGGGTTGTTCAGGTTCAGCCGTTCAATCAGCTTGCGTCCCTGATACTGCCCCTCAATCACCTCGGCGCTCATTTGCAGATAGCTGCCTGTCTGCGCCTTGGTTGGCTTTTCCTCTGCCTCGGTGAAAACCACCTTGTACCAGCCAGCCGGGAGCGGTTCATAGGTGGTGTTTGGTTCCACCTCGTGTGCGTTAAATCCATTCAGGTCCATGTTGGGTCTCCTTACTTCATTACCCATTGCTCAAAGGGATTGCCGCCGTCGAATGTGAACGGCAGCGGATCGGTGATGTTAAAGCGGTTCTTCGTGACAGAGGCCGCCTGCGGATGGCAGATGATCTCGCGCTCGCCCGTGCTGATTGCGCGTTTCTTGTCGCCACTGCCTTCGCGCGTGAAGGTCTTGAGCCGCACCATGCAAACCGCATCCACGTTGTCCGTATAGTGCGGCAGGCTCTTTTTGTGCAGGCGGACCGAATATCGGGTATATTGGTCCATGTCGGGTAGGTCCATCGTTTCGGTGTCGGCGTGGCCGATGAACACGACATTCATGCCCTTTTCGTAGGCCAGCGCACCCGCCCATTCCCTTATCTGCCGGTGCATCTCGCTGGCGGTGGAATATCCAGCCCCATATCCGCCGCCCGCCTGATTAATGCTCTTGGCCTTGGGATCGGCCTGCACGATCTCATGTTCGATCATCGTCGCAAGCTGCGTGATGCTGTCGATCACCAGCGTCTTGAAATCATGCTCCTGCGTGGCAAGAGCCTCTATGGCGTCCAACACGTCCTTGGTGCTGGTGGCTAGCGGAAACAGATGGACGTTGTCATTACCCTGAAGGCTCTGCGTGCCGTCCTCCGTCCTGATGATGACAGGCTTGGGAAACATCGCAGCCAGCGTTGTCTTACCCGTGCCGCCCTCGCCGAACAGCGTCACGATGATCGGACGCTGCCCGCTCGGCGTTGTCAGTTGTGAAAGGTTAATGGCCATTCCGCTTCTCCATTTCTTCGCGTTCAGTCTCCGCGATCTTGATTGCAAATTCCAAGGCAGCGATTGCCGCTTTGGATTCTTCGATGGTAAAGTGTTCCATCTGGACCTTGCGTTTGCCATCTTCCGTCAGTGACGCAACGCCGATCTGGACCCCTCCGGTCTGTTCATCGCAGCGAACAACAAAGTCCTGTCCATCATCGCCCTCAATGCGAATAATCATTCCACCCGCTCCACCTTGACGCCGATCTTTCCAGGCTTGGTTTCAAATGCCTCGGCGACCTTGCCCCAGAGTTCGGGCTCATGCTCGGCCAGCCATTTCATGCCCGCCGCATCAGCCTCGATCTTCACCTTGATCGGGTGCAGGGCCGTTGGCAGGCGGTCTTTAATCATCTCCCACTTGCGCACATCAATCTTGCGGCTGACGGGCTGCGTCAGCGTGACCTTGTGCAATTCTGTCTTATGGGTGATTGCGCCTTCCGGCTTTGTCTCGAAAGCGGCGGCGATCTGCGCTTCGATCTTGTAGCGGCTTGCCTGCGCCTTTTGCTCTGCCGCTTTCGCGTCAAGCCAATCGGCCAAAAGGCCGTCAATGTTGCTCATCTCGCAACTCCTTTTCTACTTCCAACAGGATTGACCATAAAATTAAACTTGCGTAGATGTAAAGCAGCTTTTTACACCATGAAGGAAAAAACATGCAAACGAATGATCTGCTGCCCTTGGAAACCATCCAGCGCAAGCTGGAGGATCGCCGCTTGCCGCTTGTTGCAAAGCGCGCGGGCCTGTCCCACCCGACAGTCAAGCGGGTGGCCAATGGCGATCTAAACATCACGCTCAACACATGGCGTGCGCTGTCGGAGTATTTCAGGGAGGATTAACCTTCCCTGATCCACCGATGAATGATGGCAGGGCGTCCGCGCCCGCCTTCAGGCTGTTGTTGCAGCCGCTCAATGGGGAAGTCATCGCACACCATGGCCAGAACGCCATCGCGCTCATGCTTCTTGAGATTTCCCAGCTTCGGAACCTGCTTAATCAACTCGTTGATCTTCAAGCCAGCCGTTCCCGATTTCTCAATCGCCTGCGCAACCTTCTTTCGGATCTCATCCGTACCGCCCTCGGAGATGTTCACTTGCATCGCGTCCAGCGTCTGACGCAGGTAATAATCAACATAATCTATCGCCCATTGCGCGGCGATCTCGTTGATCTCCCGCTCCCCCATGCTGTGCGCCACAATCAGGCTCAGGCGCATGGCAATCTCGCGGGATCGGTTCATCATGTCAGCCAGCGATAGGTGGTCCATCGCATTCTGCCGGTCAGTGATCGTCTGTTCGTAGTCCCGGAACAGCCCGTGCGCCGCCCGACTGAACGGCACCACTACCGGCTCTGGCGGGAACTCATGGCCGTTGTCCGTCAGGTCGCCAGCATCGTCAGACACCGCCGCCGCTGTGGCTCGCGCCCATGCAATCACGCTCTCGGACACGTCAACCTGATCGGGGACGCGGCTCAGTTCCCTTGGCCGCTTGCTTTCCACAATCAGCAGGCGGTTCAGAAAACCGCTCGCCACATCCTTCGATCCAATCGCGTCATAAAAGGTCTCGGGCGTTGTCATGCCGATCAGCGTGATTGATGGGGATCGCACCTCCACCTTCATCGCCTTTTTCTGCGTGTCGTTCAGGCTCAGGGTGGCATAGCCCAGATTGCGAAGCGTCTTTGTCTGTCGCCCGAATGCCTCCATCAGCATCACCATCGCATCGGCCCGGTGCTGGTTGCCCTTCGCCGCCGCGCTTTGGAGGTACGAACCAAACTCATCAATCACCGTGATATGGCAGGGCTTGTCTTTAAGCGTGGACAAAACACCCGTGGCCGAGGTGTAACCGTTTGGCCCTCGCAGCCCGATCAGGCCCGATGCTTCCAGCACATCCTCAATGACTGTGTTGGCATGTTCTTTGCCCGTCCCGGTCTTGGCTACGTTCAGAAAATACAGCCCAGACATATTGCGATTGTTGGTAATGAACCGCCGCCCCATCAAAACAGAACCAAGGGCAAGCGCGGCCTGCACGTCAAATTGCGGCTGGCTCTTGATGCAGGTCTTGGCCGAGTAGGTCACCACCTCGCCCAACACCCCCGGCACCGTCAGCAGATGCTTGGGGATGTCCTCCATCGTCTCGGGCTGCTGCCGTTTGGCACCAACCATAATAACCTCTGCCACACGCGCCCCGTGGCGCTGTGCCTCGCGGTCCTCCTCGGTCGGTGCTGGTGGTAGCCGATCAAGGTTCAGGGCCTCCGCAGCGGCCCGCACAGCCGCTGTGACGTTGCCGAGATGCTGATAGTGGCAGAACACATCAAAGGCATCAAAGCTGTGGGCCGGATCAAACGGATCGGAAGCATGGTGGCTAAACGCCCGCCCATCATCAAACACCACCACACCCGGTATCTTGCTCGTGCTGTTGGGCGACAGCCACCGGCTTCCAAATTGACGATAGCCAGCCGCCTCAAGGGCAGTGCTGATCGGCGTGGCATCGTTATAAGCGGCAATCACGTTCTGCCCCTCATTCGCCACACGCCGCGACTTCGCACTCGGCGGCTTAAACTCTGGCGCACGCTTCCAAGGGCAAACGTCCATCAACTGCGGGCGAAACCGATCCCAGTTTTGCCAAATGGTCAAAAGCTGTTCGGGGATCGGCCCGATCTGTTCCGGTGCCATACCCGCCCACTGATACGGATGGCCCGTGTCGGGATGAATTGATGGCGGCAACACGTCCTGCACCGTCCCGGCCCGCAGTTCAAAAACCACCTCAGTTCGGCGCGGGTCTCCATCCACAGGCCAACTGATCTTGCGTGTCGTCAGCCCAAGATCGGGCGGTGCCAGAAACAGAACCTTGCCCCGGTCTGGCCTGCCGACAATCCTCGGAGCCGCCGCAAGAATGGCGTCCAAGTCGATGTTCATCGCCTCGCAGATCAGACGCGTGTTGGCCATGTGGTCAATGTCCAGCGCGCAGGTGCCAGACAGGCTGTGCAGCAACCCGATGTTGTGCGTGGGATTGTCCGACCAATAACTGGACGGGGTGGAGCGCTGCTGCCATCCAAAGGTGGATGGTGCCTTGCTTCCCGCAGGAATGCCCACCAACGCCCAGCCCATCGCCTCGTAGCGCTTGGCCTGTTCAAAGGTATCTGATATTGTCTGGCTCATCGAAGCCAATCCTCCGTTCTGGTTTCGGTCATGGCCCCGGCTGTTAGCGCAGCGCGGGGCCTCTCTATGG